ACCTCCGGGGAGTGGATCGCCGGGACGATGGCGTGCGTGCTGCCCGCGGCCGATCCGCAGACCATCGGCTCGGGCACGACGTACCTCCGCCGCTACCACTACAGCGCCATGGTGGGGATCGCTCCCGAGGACGACGACGCCGAGACCGCCATGGGCCGGACGGGACGGCCGGTGGAGGCCCCGCCGGCACGAGCCGATCTTGCCCTCCTCTCCGCGGCGCAGATCAAGGAGATCGACAAGCAGCTCGCCCTGATCGGGCGCACGCGCGAGCAGCTGACGACGTGGATCGGCTACGCCGAGAAGCTGGAAGAGATCTACGCCAAGGACTACGACCGCATCATCAAGGCGCTGAAGGAACGGCGGGAAGGGAAGACGGAGGGAGCGTCCCTCACATGACCAGCTGGTACATGAAGGAGCAGAGCCCACCGAAGAAGGCGCGGAGGAAGACGGCATGATCCAGGACGGAGAGGACTGGCTCGCGTGGCGGCGGGCCGGGATCGGCGGCTCAGATGCCGCCGCCATTCTCGGCGTCTCGCCCTGGAAGACGGCCCATCAGGTCTGGCTCGAGAAGACGGGGCGCCTCGAGCCCCTCGTCACGGCCGCGATGCAGCGGGGGAAGGACCTGGAGCCAATCGCCCGGCGGGCCTACGAAGCACGTACGGAACTCATCGTGCAGCCGGGGACGTTCACCCATCCCGCCTGGCCCGTCATGCGCTGCTCCGTCGACGGCATCACCCTGGACGGGGCGTGCGTCCTCGAGGTCAAGTGCCCAGGGCTCGCCGGCCATGCGAGTGCCGTCGCGGGGACAGTGCCGGACTACTATGTCCCGCAGTGCCAGCACATCCTGGCCGTGACGCAGGCGAAGGTGCTGCACTACTGGTCCTATTGCCCCGAGGCGCAGCAGCCGACGGTCCTCCTAGAGGTGTTCCCGGCCTCGGCGTACATCGCGGACCTCATGGAGGCGGAGCGGCGGTTCTGGCGGTACGTCGAGAGCAACACGCCCCCGCCGCTCACGGAGCAAGAGGTGATGGAGCGCACGGACCGGGAGTGGCTGGAGGCCGCCGAGCTCTACCGGGCGGCCGAGGCGAAGGTGGTCGAGCACACGGCGCAGAAAGAGGCGGCCCGGCAGCTCCTAGATCAGCTCGCTGGCCCGGCTGTGCGCGTGGCAGGCGGGGGCATCACGCTCACGCGCTACACCATGGAGGGGCGGGTTGACTACCGCGCGATCCCCGAGCTGCGGGGCGTGAATCTCGATCAGTATCGCAAGAAGGGCACGGCGGCGTTCCGGATCAGCGTCGAGAAGGAGGAGTGATGGGAGAATGGGAGAACAGCGCGACGGGAGCGGAATCCTCTTCCGCGTGAGCGAGAAGTCCAAGGCATCGGCCCCCGACTTCCACGGCGAGGCGAAGTACCGCGGGGAGCGTATCCGGCTCGTCGGCTGGCGGAAGCAGGGGAAGAAGGTCGCCTTCCTCTCCGTCAGCCTGGAGCCGTGGAAAGAGCGGCGGGAGCCGGGTGAGGATCGGAAGAGGTAACGAGCACTAACGAACCGAAAACCAAGGAGGACGAATGGCAGACACGAAGAAGCGCGCGAGCGAGTTCTGGCAGGTCGGAGAGCCGTACTTCATCCGCACCGTGACGCACTACCTGACGGGGCGGCTCGTCGCGCTTGACGACCACGAGCTGATTCTGACCGACGCGGCGTGGATCGCGGACACGGGCCGATATGCGATGGCGCTCGCGACCGGCTCGCTCGCCGAAGTGGAGCCGTACCCGGCCGCCAGCTTGGTGGCGGTCGGACGGAGCGCGCTGATCGACGCCACCGTGTGGCCGCATCCGCTCCCGCGGGAGACGAAGTAGGCTCATGGTCGCGACCGTCGCGCGCAGCGGGTTTGATTCGTCGGGGTCGCGGTCGTGGTCGTGGTCGTGGTCGCGGGAGCCGTGGTCGCGGTCGTGGTCGTGGTCGCGGTCGTGGTCGTGGTCGTGGTCGCGGTCGTGGTCGCGGTCGCGGGAGCGGGCGTGGTCGTGGAGTGCTGGCCGGTCGCAGAGCACGTCGGAGAGCCGGACATCATCCGCGTGAGGCGATGATGAGCACCTCACCAGGGAGGGCCTATGGCGGCAGAGTCGTTAAGCGGTGGATGACCGACCCATCGGCGTTCCCCCCTCCGCAATGGTCCTCCGATCCGAGGCTACGTCCCGGCACCCTCGTCCACGTGGACGATCTCGTGAAGCGCTTTCAGCCTCAGAGAATCGCCACGGCCATCGCGAACTCAATCTCCATCCACGCGCAGGTAGACATGGCTCGCGGCTATGGCGAGGGAGAACTCTCGCGTGACCACCTAAACCGCGTGCTCGATGAGATGAGCGTGGCCATCGATGAGGCCCGATTGAAGAACTCCAAAACCGAATTCCAGCTTTTGGTTCACGCCATCAACGAGGAGCACATTAAGACGCCATCGGAAATCGGTGGCCAACTGCGGCATCTCGCGCAAACAATGATCACCGAAATCTATAACTCATGCCTATGCATGATCGTCGACGCAGGGAAGGAGGACTATTGGGAAAAGCCTGAACTCTTCGGCCCGGACGTGGCGAGAGTTTTTCCCGACGCGGCAGACGACATTGAGGAGGCCGGCAACTGCTATACCGCCGGACGCAATACCGCGTGCGTCTTTCACCTCATGCGAGCCGTTGAGGCGGCGCTCCGCCAGTGGGTCGGCATGATCGGAGCGCCTCTTACCGTCCCGGTCACCGAGGCCAACATTCAGGACATTCTCAATGCGGCCGACAAGCATCTAAAGGCGCTAGAACAGCAGCCGAAGACGCCACAACGCGCAGCGGAGCTAGAGTACTTCGGCAACGCCTCAGTGCACTTCCGGGCGATCAAAGATGCGTGGCGGAATCACGTCTCGCACGGGAAGAAGTTCTACGGCGATGCCAAGGCCCGGTTCATCATGGATCACGTTCGGGAGTTCATGAATGACTTGGCGTCTGGACCACCGGCCGCCCCGTGATGGCTTGCGCGAGGCTTTAGTGCCCGAGTCCCCTCTTAAAGGCCTCGACGAGTACGTCGGAGAGTTTGTTGAGGATGAAGACCGCAGCCGCCGTGAGGATCGTCACGACGGCGCCAGCGGCATAGATGACGTGACTAAGGTGATCGATCTTCTTCCCTTGGTCGTCGGAGCACTTGGCGAGAGTCTCAACCGCTTTCGTCAACCCACCCACGGTGCCTTGGAGTTGCATGACTGTCGTAAGCGGGAACTGAGTGTAGTCCGCGCCAGTGGTAGCCGGAGGGGTTGTCTCCGCAAACTTCTCGGGGGTCGTTGGCTGTCCCGCCACGCGCTGCTTACCCATGGGGCGATGCCTTACTCTTTACGGCAATCCATTCCCAGAGATTCGCCGACGCACGCCCGGGTCGGGATGGCGATGGTCTTCCGTCTCACCCGATCGCCCGCCGCAGGCCAAGGCCGATCAGCACAACGCTCAGGGCTTTCCACTGCTCCATGAGCGTCTCGGCCGTGAGCTGTCCGTTGGCGAAGTCGGTGAGCAGCGAGCCGAAAATCCCGAGTGCCAGCCCCGCCGCCCCGATCTTGGTCATGTAGCCCTTCGGAATCATCGCTTCTGCCCTCCCGATTAGGAACCCGATTTTGAGCCGCTGCAACACGGTCACGTGCCCGGTGCGTGCGCCGTCATCGTTACGATCAGCTCAGGCGGGGCTTCGTCATCCGCCAATTCGGGGAACGTCTCGGATGTGACATAGACGCGGGCGTAATGGTCGGGGTGTGCGTCCACCCACACCACGCGAAGGTCCGCCGGTGCGTCGCTGGTGACGGGGAGCGCGACGGGATGGTGGCTACCCGTCAGCATCTGGCGGAGCCATTGGAAGCCCACCTTGACGTACTTCTCTCGGCGCATCTTACGATCCCGTGGCCGTCGTGGTCGCGGCCCGCGCCTTCCCGAAGAGGCCCGCCAGCCACCCAAAGAGCACGTTGAGGGCCGCCCCCGGGTAGGCGTACGCCGCCGCCTCGACCCCGCCGACGGGCCGCTCGGCCATGTCGCTCACCCCGACCGCGACCCCGACCTCCGTCCCGCGCGCCCCGTAGACCGCAAACGCCGGCTCGACCTTCGCCTTGAGCCCGGCCCCGCACCCCGCGAGCCACAGGGCCAGCATCACCACTCCGAGCTTCTTCATCCTCGTCTCCTTCCGTCGTCTGAGCGCCCAGCGGATCGCCTTCACGAGCCGGGCGACGAATCCCGTGACTGTCGGCTGCTGCAGCTCCTCCCGGATGTACCGGAGCGTGCTCACGGCTTTCCCTTGATCGCCGCCAGCGCCAGCTCGACATCCCGGACGCGCATGCGGAGCACCTCGCGCTCCTGGGTGGCGATGCGGAGCTTCTCGTCCGTCATGCGGAGCGTGTCCTCTTTCACTGCGGCTTGCGCCCGGATCTCGATCTGGAGCTTCGTGTCCAGCTCGTTCAGCCGATGGTCGAGCGCGCGGACGAAATCCTCGTGCTGGCGCCGGAGCGTGGTGAGACGCTCGTCGAGCACGCCCATCTCCGCGTGCGCCGCGTGCGGGCGTGTGAGGTGCTTCTGGATCAGGCGCTCCAGCTCGGCCGTCCGGCTGCCCTGGTAGGAGATCATGGTCCAGAGCGGCGTCACGACGGCGGCCAGGACCGCCGCCAGCAACCCGGCCGTCTTGAGGCTGCCGTTGTTTGCGTTCATCGCGCCGTCGGGCCGTTCGCCCGCAGTCGGTCGATCACCGCCCATACTCGATCTGCCTCCTCCCGCCACTGCTGGCGCTGGATCGTCATCTCCTCCTTGTGCTCCCGCTCCCAGGTCTCCAAAGCCACGAGCCGGTCCCGGTGGCCGTTCACCTCCTGGAGGATCTCCTGCAATGTGTCGTAGAAGAGCCGGACCCCGTAGCAGAGGATGGTCGCGATGATGCCGAGGAGGCCAGTGATGATCGGGAGGAGGAGGTCCGTGACGGTCATGCCCATTCGCCCGGCACGTAGAAGTGATGGCGGCCGATCACGGCGACCTCCCGGGAGGCCGCCACCCACAGCGGCAGCTCGGCGATCACCTTGGGATTGCAGTAGAGGACGGCGCCGTTCGTTATCTCCGAGCCTTCCAGAGCCAAGTGCCACGCATCCCGGCAGGCGATGACGCTCGGGTCGTCGTCGTGGAGGACGGCCGAGAGGCGGCGGTTCACGTCCCGGGTGTTCCAGCCTGAGAACTGGTACGGCCGCAGGACCGTGCCGACGACCGTCCCGTCGCTCTGGTACTGCCTGCGCATGCGGTTTCGGATCACCTCCGCGACCGCCACCCGGCCCTCGGCCGCTTCCCCACGGGCCTCTTGCCAGATGGTGAGCACGGCCCAAGTCTCGTCAGGCACGAGCCGCGGCACTCACGTCTCCCCTTGACGGCCGTGGTAGGCGAGGCGGATGCGACGGCGCCAACTCCTCCTCGCGGGGGCGGCGGGCGGGGCGGCGGCTCTCCTTCTCTGGTCTCTCGCCCGGTGGCTCATGTCGTAGCCCAGAGGAGGAAGGCCGCGAGCGTGCCCCCCACGGCGCCCCAGAGGCTCGTGAGGAGGCAGCAGCGGAGCTGGCTCAGGACTCGGCGCAGGGTGGCGAGCCGCGGGCTGTAGCGGTCGAGCTCGGCCCAAGTCACGGGGCACTCAGCTGCTCGGCGGGCGTCATGCCTGGGGGGAACTCGGGCGGCTGCCCCACCGCCTGCACGCCCGCCTGTGCGCCGAAGCGTGTGAGGTGCCGGCCCATCGCGGCCATGGCCGCCCGGTGGGTCGAGGAGCCCGGACCCGCCATCAAGCCGACGGCGAAGAGCCGCCGGGCCGGGGGCGACGCCAGGATCGCCGCCAGCGCCGGAGGCCCGCCAATCACCCCGACGGCGGTCAGCACGTCTCCGGAGAGGAGCGAGGCGCCGGCGCTCCCGACCTGGGCGATCGCCCCGAGGCCGAAGGCCGTGCGGCTCGGATTGCCCGTGGCGCTCTGCCGCTCGGCCACGGCCCGGAGGAGAAGAACTGTGCGGTCGATCTCGTCCGCCCCCTGCCCGGCGAGAAGCTTCCGCGTGCCGCCGTCGAGCGCCGACCAGTGACGCAGGAACTTCGCGGGGCTGAACACCCCCGTCTGCGAATCAACGGCGCGCTCCAGCTGGCGCGTGAACCATCCGGCGCGGAGGGAGTCCGCAATCGGTCCGGGAAGGTGGCGGAAGGTGTGCGCGAGGATGGACGGCCGGCCGGCCTGCACGAGCACGTCCAGGGCCTTCTCGGGGGCCACCTGCACGCTCTTGCTCCGCACCTGATGCACGATCTCCCGGAAGGGCGCGAGCTCTTCGGCGTAGAACCCCTTGGCCGCCTGCCGGAGCCGCTCACCCGCCGTGCCCGCGACGGCATCATCCAAGAGCCCGTCGAGCTGCGCCACGAGGCCGTCGAGCGTGCCCGCGGGGAGGTTGGTCGCCTGCCCGCGGAGCCGGAACGGCGGGGCGGCCTCGCGGACGAGCCGGAGGATCTCTTCCGCCTGCCCGTAGCGGAGCGGTGTGGCGGGCGGGATCGGGGTTTCCCCAAGGGGACGGATCGGGAGCAGCTCACGCACCCGGGCGGCATGCTTGCCCGCGACCCCGAGGGCCTCGAGGGTCGACAGCTCCTCGATGATTGACTGCGGAAGCTGCACCATGGTGCCGGCCTGATCCGCCTGCCGGGCGACGGCACCGTAGAGCGCGCGGGACTGCGCCTTGAGACGGCGGAGAGCCGGCAGGGCCTCGCCCCGCACCATCTGGCCGGCTTCCGGGGCTGCGACCCGTCCCCCGAAGAGCCGATCCACCTGGCCCTCGAGGAAGGTGGACAGGCGCTCGTTCTGCACGCGGTCGAGCTGCTCGATGGCCTGCGCCCCGGTCGGGGTCCGGGCGATACCAGCTTGGAGCCGCGCGGCGCCGCTGCTGAACTCCCCGGCCGTGAGAGGAACGCCCGCGGCCTCTCCGGCCTCCAGAACCTCCCGCGCCGCCGCCCGCGGCATGCTCCGGGTGAAGAGCGAGCCGAGGAAGCCGACCCCCTTGACAACGCCGCGGCCGATCAGCTCCCCCGTCACTCCTCGGGCAAAGGCTCCGGACGCTCCGGAGAGGTCGACCGGCTGCCCGCGGGCGGCCCGCTCGACGCTCCGCCCGACAACCGCGCCGACCCCCGCGCCCGCCACCCCGAGGGGCCCCGGTGGGATGCCGCCGACGGTCGCGCCGAGCGTCTCCCCGAGGGTCGTCGTCCGGGAGCGGGAAACGGTGACGCCGTACCGCCGGGCGGTCGCGCTGCTGGGGGGAATATCGAACTCCAGCGGGATCAGGAACGCCCGATCCTCGGGCGAGAGCGGCCGACCGAGTTCCGCGGCGATGCGGTCGTCGTCGAGCGGCATCTTACCGGAAGAGCTCGAGGAGCCGACGCGGGGCGGTGGGCGCGGCCATGGTCGGCACCTGCACACCGCTCCCCCGGAGCACCTCGGCCCGCCGCTGCTGGAGGAAGCCGATGTTGTCGCGGGTGGCGAGGAGGCGCGCGACAAAGGTCGCGTACGGGAGCCCAATGTCCGGGAGCTGCCGCTCGATCCGCTTCGCCTCCTGCTCGCTCAGCTGCGCCCCGGAGATGTTGCGGATGACCTGGTTGCGGAGGGCTTCGACGGCGGCGTAGAGATCGCCCTCGCCCGCTGGTAGCCCGACCGTGCGCGCGCGACCCCTCGCCACCCTGCCCGAGATCGGCCCGATGATATTGCCCCCCGCCTCGGGGCTGGCGAGGAAGCGCACGGACTCGAGCAGGTCGAGCGCCGCCTGCCCTTCCGCAAGCGCTTGACGCTCGCCGGCCGAGGGGGCTTCCGGGCCGCTCAGGCTGAGGCTCAAGCCTTCCCCCCCGATGGTGAGCTTCTCCCCGATGCTGAGGCCGAGCTGCTCGGCGAGCGTCGCCGGGGCGGTCGGCCCGGCCACCCGACGGTTCAGCGGCTCGCCCTCCGCATGGGCCGAGAGCGGTGAAGGGAAGCCGACTCCGGCGGGCGCGGCGGGCGGCGGGCTCGGAGTGAGACGCGAGCGGAGGCGATCCAGGACGAGATTCACCGCGGGCACCGCGGGCTCCTCGGCGGCCTTCTTCTTTGCCAGGGCGGTGTTGGCGTGGGCCAGCTCCGTCTGCGCCTGCATAAGCTGCATGGTGGCTTCGTTCGCCAAGGTCTCCCGCCTCTCGCGGTTCGCCCGCATGTTCGCGTCGAAGAAGGCGAGGGCCATCTTGGACTCGGCGTCCTTGAAGCCGACCACGGCGTTCAGAAGCTTCAGCCGCGCCTGCGCTCGGGCGGTGCGTCGGCGGAGCCGACTGTCCTGGATCGACCGCATGAGCTGGATCGCCCCGTCGGGATTTGTCATCGCGACGCCCATCAGGCCGAGCTTCTGGTCGAGCGTGAGCGGCCCCACGTCGAAGGCCGTCTCGTTCCCTTCGAGTGCCTGCAGCTCGGGCATGGCGGCCATCAGCTCGTCGGTGAGGGCGCCGATCTCCCCGAGCTTCATCGGCTGGTGCTGGGGCGGCTCCAACCCTGGATCCCCCGCGAGTCCGGTGGAGAGCCCGGTCGGCTGGCTCGGGTCCATCCCGCGTCGGGCGGTGGCGTCGGCGAATGGCTGACCGGACAGCATGCTAGGGGTTGTCCACCTGGAACGCCTGGGAGGCGATGCGCGAGTTTCGGAGCGAAGCACCGCCGAAGCCACCCCCGCCACCCCCGCCACCCAAGAGCGCGCCCATCGAGAGCGCCGAGCCGCTCCGCTCCATCCCCTCCCCGCCGCTCACGAGGCCGATCCCGATGGGCGAGGGCGGCGTCGGGAACTGCCCCTGGGCTAGCATGGCGAGCCGGTCCTGCTGCATCATCCGCAGCTCCTCGAGGTTGACGCCCGCCAAGCTCGCAAGCGTCCGCGCCGCCTCGCCCGGCAGCACGGCCGGGAAGGCGAGGAGGGCCTGGCGCACCCCGGCGATCTCCGCGAGCCGGCCCCGCTCGGCGCCGATGATGGGCAAAAGCTCCGTCAGGTCCCGCCGCGCGAACTCCGTCCGCAGCTCGTTCGCCCGCTGGCTGAACTCCGCCAACGCCTCGATGCCCGCCGAGCTGGTCGCGTAGTCGGGGCCGAGCTGGCGGCGGAGCACCTCGTGGACCTGCCGCTCCTCCTCGGCGAGCCGGCGCTCCAATTCGGGGTCGGCCCCCGCCTCTCCCCGGGCGGCCGTCTCGATCCGCCCGAGGAGCACGTCGAAGAGCCGGCGGTCCCGCTCGGTCCCGAGCACCCCACCGGGCTCTCCCACCCGTCGGATCCCCCTCGGGCGGTTGGCCGCCGCCTCCGCCTCGGCCGCGGCGAAGAGGAGGTTGGTCAGCTGGCTCGTCTCCCGACGAAGCTGCTTCCGCTGGCCCTTCTTCTTGCCCCGTGTCCCAGCAAGGGCAGCGCGGAGGCCGGCGATCCGCTGCTCCGCGGCTTCGACCTCGCCCCGGGCGGCGGCGGCGCGCGCGACCGACGCGGGATCCACATCGAGCTCGAACCCTGCTTCGCGGAACAGCTCGGGCTGAATCAGGTTGATGCCGAAGGACTGCCGCTGCCCGGCGGCCTCCGCAGCCCCCAGGACCTCCCGGAGCCGGCGGCGGCGGCGCTGCTCGCCCCGGGTGGGGTACTGGAGCTTCTGGAGGCGGTGGCGCTCCTTCTCGAGGAAGGCTTTCGCCTCGCGGGCCTTCAGCCACTCCCCGAACGTCTGCTGGATCTGCCCGGCCACCTGGAGGCCGAACCCCGCAGCCCCGAGAGCCCCACCCATACCCATACAAACGGCGTTCTACCCTAGGCATCTGGTCAGGGTCAACAGGAGCGGTGTAGAGAGGGGGCCGTGCGGGCGCTCTGCGGCCTTCTCCTCCTCACGGGATGCTGCACCGTTCCGGACAAGATCGCCCTCGGGATCGCCACCATGGGCATCTACAACTACGCCTGCGCCGAGCGAGAGATCGCAGAAGCACGAGCCGAGGATGTCGAGCACTGCGTGGCGCAGGGCGGGGACCCGGCCGCCTGCCGGCGGGCCGTCTACGGCGAGCAGCACCGCGTCCTGATCTACGCGCCCTAGCGCATCTCGGTCCCGGTCAGCTCGAAGAGATACCGGAGGGCGAGGAGGCGGTACGTGGTGGTGCTCGTCGCGGGGGTCGTGAGGATCGTCTCGACGCCGACCCCTTCGCCCTGGATCGGGAGGCGGTCGACCACGCGGTCCGCCCGGGCGACCAGCCCTGACTCGCTGACCCGGGTGCCGTCCACCTGCACCTCGACCGTTACCTGCTCCGTCCCCGCCGCGCGGTCGAACACCAGCTCCACACCCTGAAAGTTCTTCCGATACCGCGCGTAGCGGGGATCGACGAAGCGCAGGTCCGAGTACGGCGTCTTCGCCCGTGAGGTGTAGCCCTGGCCGTTCTTCGTGTAGCCGGTCGCATTCAGGGGGTCGATCACGAAGACCGTCCCGCCCTCCCCGATCATCACCCGCTGCTCGCCGGTGTTGGGATCCGTCCGGGTCGCCATCGCGGTCGGGCTGTAGAGATGGGTGTACGTGAACTTCGGCGGCCCCACCGTGGAGAAGTCGAACCGGACGACGACGCTGTTCATGGGGCTCCCGGTGCCGGGGAGGCCGAAGTACGCCGTCCGGCTCTGCGGATGCCACGCCGAGACGGTCTCGTTCAGCCGGGCGGTGTTGATGTTCGCCCGCAGCCAGCGCTCCAAGCGGAGCGCGGCCGAGAGGTCGCTCGCCCGAAACCCGTTCGGGCTGTCGATCGCCGTGAGGAGATGGAACCGGGCGTCCGGTGTGATGAAGAGCACGTCGTCGTCGATCGCGAGGGTGGCGTAGGGCGAGGGCGCCACCCCGAGGGCGGTCGAGTGGATCTTGACCGTCCAGTTGGCCGTGCTCGCGTCCGTGGCGTCGAGCCAGATGATCCCGACGGGATACTTGAAGAGGAAGAGCCGGTCCTGCACGACCGCCGCCGTCACCAAGCGCTCCCCGACGTTCGTGTGCGCGTCGTACTGCAAGCGCACATCGCCCCCGCTGATCGTGCGGAAGTCCCGGTGATTCGCCGCCCGGGAGAGATAGACCCGGTGCGGGTGGTTCTGGTTGCCCAGCGCGACCAGCCGATTCCGATACACAGTGGCGAACGACGGCTGGTGCGTCCCGGTCCAGTCCTCGTTGGCCTCGCTCGCGGCGTTGAGCGCCGTCATGGCCCCGTCGCCGTCCGCCGCGCGTACGGGGTCATGGCCGTTCAGATAGAAGAGCTTCCGGTTGCTCGCCGCCCCGCCTTCCTTCCCGGCCTGGACGAAGACGCCGGGATGCGCCGGGGAGATCCCGCTCACGAGCGCGACCGCATCGAGGTCACCGTTCCGCTCCTTGAAGATCGACCCGGCCGTGGTCGCGCTCAGCAGCCGCTGCCGCGATACGACGGTGTAGGTCGTAAGGGCGGTGAAATCGGTCGTCCATGGATCGGCGACGGTGACCGTCGTCGCCGTGACCGCCGTGACGCGCCGGCGCTCCGTCACGCCCCCCGTGCTCAGCTCGATCAGGTCGTTGTGGAACACCCGGGTGTCGAAGCTCGGCGTGCCCGTGCCGGTCACCGTCACGCTCCCCTTGACCGCAGAAACGCTGAAGCCGGAGCTGTAGGTGGTCGGCTGGTGGGGGTGGTAGTCCGCGAGGGCGATAATGGTGGGCGAGGTCGCATCGAGTCGATACGACACCTGCACCTGATCGTGCTCGTTCTGCTCCGTGAAGTTCGACCCCGGGGTGTGCGTCGCGGCGCTCGGCCAGGCGGCGCAGTAGACGAGCAGCTCGGGCGCGTAGGTCAGGGGGGCCGTCGGGCCGACGGTGATGTCCGTCCCCCCCGGAAACTGCCCGGTCGCGGTGCTCAGGCGATCGACCACGTTGTCGTCGTCCGCGAACCCCACCGCCGTGCCGGCCGTCGCCCCGGTCGCGATCGACAGCCCGTAGGTGACGGTGATGGTGTCGCCCACCAGGAGAGCAGTCGTCACGCGCGCCGAGAACACGCGGAGGGTCATGGTGCCCCCGAGGTTCGTGAGCGTCACGTGCGGTGTGTAGGTGTTCCCCCGGCTGTCGGTCACGGTGCAGCTCTGGGAGGCTTGCGCGTTGTCGCGGGCGACGACCACGACCCGATGCCCGACGCTCGCGCCGCCGGCGACGGTGATCGGGAACGTCGTGCCGCTGGCGTTTTGGAAGGTGCCGAGCGTCGTCGCCACGACCGCGGCTCCGCTCGCCTTCTTGAAGGTCACGAGCGCCGCCGCCCAGGTGAGGTTGGCGGCCGAGAGGGTGCCGCTCGCCAAGGGGGCCAGCGACACGGTATCGAAGCGCGTCGCGCCAGGCTCCTTCTCCAGGGCGCCGCCTTCGAGCGTCACGCCGTCGGCTTCGGTGAGCGCCCCCGGGGGGATGCGGAGCGGATTCACGTCCGCGCTCAAGCCGTAGTCGCCGAAGAGGATCTCCGCGACCAGGAGGTCGCTCGCATGCCCCGGCATCAGTCGACCGGGAGCCCCCACCCGCCCGTCTCGAGCCGTCGCCGCCGCCCGGCGTAGGGGGGAATCCTCCCATACTCCTCGGTCATCCCGGCAACGATCTTCTCGTGCTCCTCGACCATCGCGGAGAGGCCCTGGGCGAACTCCCGCTCCATGATCGCGGCCTTGGCGCTGGACTTGTCCAGGCAGAGGTAGTAGGCGGCGCCGAAGGACAGGAGCCGTCGATGGGGCAACGGCACGGCGGGCTCCTCGGTCGCGCCCGCGCTCAGCGTCGTCGGCATCGGGATGCGGTCGAACTCCAAGGAGAGAAAGCGTCGGTCCGCCAGGCCCGTCATCTTCTTCAGGTAGTGGCTGAACTGGACGACGTAGATACCGGGGCTGTCTGTGGACGCTCCGACGATGGCCGCCGCCTCAGGGAGCCCGTCGCTCGTCCGTAACAGCGGGAAATCCTGCTGGAGGCGCTCGGCGGAGATAATCGGGATGTACCCCGGGCGGCCCATCATCCAGAAGGGGCCGACGAAGCGGAGGAAGTCGGACGCGACGGTCGTCAGGAGGTACTCGACCCGGCCGAACACGAACTGCTCGCTTCCGCTGTTCCCCGCGACACCGTTCGGGTACGGCCAAGCTGCGCGAAGCGTCACGGTGGTCGAGCCCGCGGTGTGCGCCTGGACGGCCACGGTCCACGGCTCCTCGTTCCCGGCTGAGGAGTTGGCCCACACCCAGAGACGCCAGTTGGCGAGGCTCATCCCCGTCGGGGGCGCGGCGTCGAGCGTCGCCGTCGTGCTCCCGGAGGTAAGGGTCACGGTGCCGCTCCCGGACCACGCCGATTCGAGGTTCAGCCGAAGCCGCGGCCACGGCCGGGCCCAGAGCCAGTCGTGCGCGAGCACCAGCACACTACCCAATCGCCCCCCGGTGTAGAGGAGGCGGTTCACGGCGTTCAGGTACTCCAATGCCTTCCCGTCGTACTGCGGGGTGCCGTAGCGCGAGGTGCCGTCAGTCAGCTCCCCGGCCAGATGGAGCGCGTCGGTCCAGAGGTCCCGGGTCAGCTGGAAGTTCGCCATGCGTCGCCTAGGAGCAGGAGAGGTCCGGCGGAGGGGACTTGAGCGTCGCGACCCCTCGTGTCGCGAGGGCGTCCGCCACGATCTCCGCCATGAGCGTGTAGCCGTCGCAGTTCGGATGGAGCCCGTCGGGGAACATGGCCAAGGTCCCCCCGCGCGCGAGGAACTCCCCGTCGAGCTCGATGTAGCGTGTGGGATACGTCGAGCGGATGAGCGCGTTGTAGTCGCTCACGTAGGAGAGAGGGTTCCATAGCTGATCGACGAGCCGAACCACGCGATCACGGGCGTGCAGCCGGAGACGAGCAGCATGAGGAGCACGAGTGTCGTCATGGAAGCAGACCTCCTTGCTCCGACGATACCATCACAACTCCGTGAACGTCATCTGCGCGTACTCGGCCGTCTGCGTCCCGGTCGCGCTCGAGGACTTCGCGCACAAGCGGTACGTGACGGTCCCGCCGGGCGACGACTCGTTCGCACTGTAGACATGGGTCCAGCGGTCGCCTGCACCCGTGCCGGGGAGGTAGCCGTCGCCGTCCGTCACCGCCGTGCCGTCCGCGCAGCCTGTGCCGCCGCGGCGGAGCTGGAAGGTGTAGGATCGCGACGCGCTCGCCGAGTTGACGAGCTTCACCGCGGCTGTGACTATAATCGTCTTCCCGCTTCGCGTCGTGACGCTCCCCGAGAGGAGCTGCACCTCGCTCGTGGACGCGATCGACGTGTCCGCGGTCGTCGAGAGGACCGTGTGGGCGGCGGCCTTGGCGCCGTAGATCTCGACGTTCCCGTTCACGTTGCCGAGGCGGACCGAGCCCGCGACCCCCGCGCTGCCCGCGCCCGACCCCGCGGGCCCGGCGTTGATCTCGATGTGGCCGCCGTTGCCGTTCGTGTTGCCCGAGCCCGCCGTGCCGCCCTTGCCGGCGTCGAGGACGAAGCTCCCTCCCGTGCCGGCCGTGCCGCCGGTGCCGGAAGAGATGTCGCCGCCGTCGCCGGCGAACAGCGTATAGCCGCCGCCCACGCCGGGTGTGCTCCCCGCGGGGGCGTTGCCGCCCTTCCCCAAGATCAGGATGCCCGCGCCCCCCGTGCCGCCGACATCGCCGGTCGCGTCCGTGGTCGCCCCGCCGGGTGAGGCCTGGACGTGCAGCGCCGCCGCCGGCGTGATGCCGTTCCCGGTGGCCGCGGTCGGCGGCGTCGGGCCGATCACCTGCAGGCGCGGGCCCACGTGGCTGCCGTCGGCGCGGACCAGGTAGACGGGCGCACAGTTGCTGCCGTCGATCTGGTAGGGCGGCGGGGACTTCGTGAAGGTCGCCCCGCTGAGAGCCGGCGCGAAGCTCGGGCTCGTGGTGAGCGAGGTCTGGCTGGCGATCGCCGTGACCGCGACCGTCTGATTCGCCGCCTTCAGGATGAAGCCCACCTCGATCTCGTCCTGAAAGGCCGTGCCCGTCCCGGTGACGGTTGCGCCCGAGGAGGAGATGGTGCCGCTCCCGCTCGACTCCGGCGGCAAGTAGGGGCACTGCGCCCCCGCCATCCGGGCCGCAGCCACCAGAGCGACCAGCCCCAGAGCGTTGAGACTCCATCGGTTCCGCATCATCATCCTCCTTGGCTCAGCTCGTCTGCCGATAGCGCAAGACGCTTCCGGCCCGGACGGTCACGGTGGCGCTCCCGGCGACTTCACGCCGGACGCGCACGATGACCGTGCCGCTCGTCGTGCCGTTGCGGAGAAGAATCTGCATCCGCGCGGGTAGATCTGCGTTGGCCGTATCGACCGTGGCCGTATCGTTGCCGCTGTTGTAGGCGCGCGCCGCGTAGCGGATGTCCCCGCCGTTGGCGAGCGAGGTGTGGATCTGCGTCGCGACGACCACCGCCGTCGGGGACGCCGGACCGTTCACGGCGAACGAGATCCCGGTCGTTGTGCCTGCCGACCGATAGAGCAGGTTCGCCTCGATCACGTAATCGGTGCTCGCGGCGGCCGTGAAGGAGAGGCCCGTCACGTCGGTGTAGGACCCGGCGGATTCCGTCACATCGCTGCCAAGCCGCACCACCGTATCGCCGCCCCCACCTCCACCCGCGGTCTGATCCACCTCGTCCCACTCCCCTGCCGTGTCGCAGTCCCCGGCGCTCGGGATGCAGACCCAGCACTGCCCGTTGTCCTCGTCGCAGCAGACCTCGCCCTGCTTCCCGTCCGTCAGCGTCGTGCAGTCGGTATTGTGCGTCCGCACCTGCACGATGTTGCTGCCCGCCGGCCGCGTCGTGCCCGCCCCCGCGTCCCCGCCCGCAATCGTCTTGTTGGTGAGCGTGTCCGTCGTGGCCCGGGCGACGAGCGTGTCGTTGCCGGGGGTGGGGAAGCTGAGCGTTCCCGGCCCATCCGAGACGAGCCAGACCTGAAGCCCGCTCGGGTTTGCTGGGACGGTCATCTGGAAATCGTTCCCGTCGACCGTCGTCCCTTCCCAGTTGAGGAGCACCGAGCCGCTGGTCGCGACGCCGTTGGTCCAGCACGCCCCGATCGCGCAGCCCGGGCCGACCGCCGTCACATCGCCCGCCGTGAAGCATTCGTTCGCCGTGTCCGTGCCGTCGCGCCGCACGGACTCGCCCGCCGCGCAGAGGTCCCCGAGATCGCCGAGCAGGTCGAGCACGTCGTCGTCCGTCTGGCACTCGACCCCCGTGCCGCCAGACGTGCCGCCGAGCACCTGGGCGTCCGTGCAGCTCGACGCGAGGTTCGTCGCCGTGATCGGATCGGCCGCACCGGCCGAATGCTCCGCCGCGTGCGTCTCCTCCTCCAGGTCGGCGCAGATGTCCGTCCCTGCCCCTTCGCTCACCGCCGCACAGGACACGTCGTTCGCGGGTAGCTCGCTCGCATCGAACGAGACCGTGCAGGAGTCGGGGGCCACGTTCTCGCAGAGCACGTCGATCCCGTCCGTCGAGCCCAGAAGGTCGAGATCATCCGTGCAGCCCGCCGCCGTAGCCGCCACCGCATCGTCCCCGGTGACGGTCGCGTACGTGTTCGCGCACCCTCCCCCGCCGGCGGAGAAGTCGCAGGTCGTGCGGGTCGTGTCGTCCGTGCAGGTCGCCCCCGCGCCCGTGACGTTGAGGATCCGCCGTCGGGGCACGGCCGTCCCCTCGTCCTGAATGGTCGTGTAGCCTGGGGCCGGCCCCACGACGGGCTGCGCCCACGCCGCCCCCGCCCAGAGGAGGAGCAGGAGGAGCACTAGAACTCCTGGTAGCGGACGGAGATCGCGCCGCCGGAGGAGACGCCCCACACGGCCCCGTCGTAGTCGTGCGAGCTGTAGGGCTGATTGCCAAGGAGCGGATAGCCGTTCGCGGTCGTCACGCCGCTGTCGAAGCCGAGGTAGAGCGTATCCGTCGAGTCGTGGATCAGCGTGAAAGAGCGCCGATCCCGATTGACGGCCAGGATCTGCGTCGCGGCCGTGACCGACACCGCCCCGTAGGCGGCAGCATCCACGCCGGCAAAGGCGACGAAGGCGGGACCGCGGGGGCGGGGCATCTCAGGGCCGCACCCGGACGGCCTTCACGTTCCCGAGGCCGGTCTGATCCGACCCCCGCGGGCCGACCACCGCCGTCATGGCGTAGAAGACGGTGAGCGGCCGGTCCACGCGGAGCCGCACGGTCCCGCTGCACTGCCCGTCCACGCATGCCGAGGGGAGATAGGTGCTCACCACGACCCAGCGGGCCGTCCGGTTCGGCGGGCACGTTCCCGTGCAGCGCCAGAGCCGGTACGCGCTCACCTCCCGCGGGAGGTGGTTGACCACGATGGGCTCCACGGGCAGCCACCGGGCCGTCCCGACGAGAAGGACAAGCGCCCAGAGATGTCTCAAAACTCGACTCCCTGGAGCACCGGCCCCTGCTTCTCGATCGCCCCACCCGGGGGGAAGGTCGTCGAGCTCGTGGTGCTCGTGGTCGTGCTGGTCGTGGTGGTCGACGTGGTGGTCGTGCTCGTCGTCGTGGTCGCGCCGACCAGAGTGCTCGTCGTGGTGGTCGAGGTGGTCGTGCTCGTGGTCGTGGTGGCGGTCGTCGGCGGCGTGCCCGTCACCTCGTCCGCGCCCGGGTCCCAGAGGCTCGACTGCGGCCGGGACTCGCCGTCAATGTCCGACCCCACGGTCGGGAAGTTGACGCCCGCGTTGATCGCCGCGCTCCCGCTCCCGAGATGGAGGTTCGGCGGCGAGAGCGACGGGTTCACGAAGTTGAGCGGGCCGACCGTGGAGGTGAAGTAGTTCGGCGGCTTCGCCACGCTGAACGAGAACATCGAGGAGCAGGTGCCCATGGCCGGGTCGACGCCGTTTCCCGTGCCCCAGACGGGCGCGTTCCAGTCGACCTCGCAGCCGGAGATGTTGTGCATCACATCGCCGTCGAGCGTGAGGCCGAGACAGGCCGACGCGCCCGCGCCGCAGGCCGCCGAGCTGAGGAGCATCCCTCCCGTCAACCCCTCGGCCACGTTGTTCCGGAGGACGACGTTGCTGACCGCCCCGCGGACCGCGATCGCCCGCGGCGGGATCGCCCCCGACACGCTCCGGCTCATGGTGAACGTGTTGTGCGCCACCGTGACGTTCGTGGTCGGCGTCCCATCGGTGTCGAGACAGAGCCCCGCGAAGCCGATCCGGGAGACCATGTTGTTGAAGAAGCGCGCGAGGAAGGAGACCGTGCCGTCCGTCTCGTTCCCCCCGGTCAATTGCATGGCGCAGGAGTTCGCGCCGTCGTGCCCCACCCGGTCAAGGACGTTCGCCTGCACGAGCACGCCCCCCGAGTAGTTGAAGCCCGCGACCGGCGTCTGGTTCCCGATGGTGATGCCCGAGCGGACCTGATCGGCGCGGTTGCGCTGGATGGTGATGTTGTGCGTCACGTCGACCACGTAGGCCGGGCCGCAGAGATCCTCGGCGACGCAATCCTCGACGGTAAACCCCTCAGTCTGCTTGATCTGCACGCCGTCGGCCGAGGCAGCGATGGCCGTCCCGGTCTGGGTGTTCCAGGGCGCCGGCGCCCACGGGCACGCCCGCTGCGCGCCGCCGGCGAGCCGTGTGGTGCCGTCGGAGCCGAGCGCCCGGACGGTGCAGCGGCGGATCGCGCCCCCGTGGACGCCGAACATCCGCCAGCCGTAGACGCCATCGCCGGTCCCGAGGAACCAGCTCGCCCCCCGTCCGCCGTACTCGACCGTGCCGTCCTCGTCGACGAACCCCGGGCAGTTGGCCGAGTGGTTGAAGAACCGCCGGACGTAGCGGCGGGTGATGAACTCCAAGCGGAGCCCCGAGGCCGGCTGGCTGCCAGTCCCGGAGCAGAGGAGGGAGCGGAGCCGCGAGCCCTCCCAGACCATGTGGCGGACGGTCACGTTGTTCGAGGGGTTGTTGAACCAGAAGTTCCAGGAGAAGTGCGGGACGTAGATGGTCGTGCTCGGGTCGCCGCTCCCCGAGGGATTCACGAAGATCGCGTTGGTCGACGTGTTGTAGCTCCACCGCCCGTCGACCGGCGCGGAGGAGTTGTCGCCCTGGTAGGGCATCATCGTGAGCGGATACTGCGTGCCTTCGAGGAGCATGCCGGGATCGAAGCTGTCGCGGACGTTCGAGGACTCCGCGACCGGCAGGGCTTCCATCGCCCGGGTGTAAATCGTGCTCGACCCCGAGCCCGAGGCGACCGTCCAGTCGCTCCGAAGCCGCATCCCGCGGACGATGGGCACCTCGTCCGCCGCGCAGCCGTCGGCCACCCGGCAGCCCTGGATGACGCACGGGTTCCCCGCCGGGCAGTTGAGGGTCTGCCCCGGGAGCGCGATCCCACTCCGAAGGGAGATGGCTTCGAAGTAGACTCCGTCGAAGCTCGTGACCGCGCAGTTCGCGGTGCAGGTGTGCGGGCCGCGGATGTTCAGGTGGTCGCCCGTCGCGGCGGACATGGCCGTCACACCGTTCCCGATCGTGTTGTACGCCCCCGCCGCGCCGGCGCTCGCGGCGCAGGTCGCGGCGGTGCCGTTCCCGTTGTGCGTGCAGGCGCCGTTCACGAAGCGGACGACCGCCTCGGCTCGGACCGCGAGGAGAAGGACGAGGAGGCTACTCCACCACAAGGTAGATCCCTCCGAGCGTCCCGCTCATCCCCGAGAGCGTGCCGACGCTCGCGGGCATGCCGGTGCAGGTGCCGGTCTGCGCCCCGGTGCAGCAGCTGTAGGGCGTCGAGGCGGCCGTGCAGGCGGCGTTGAACTGCGCCACGTCCGCCGCCGTCGTCGGTCCCTGGACGAACTGATCCGTCAAGACGTTCCCGAGCGCGTTGTTCATCCCCTGGACGAGGATGGTTGTCGCGACGCTCGTCGCGTGGCAGACGAGGTAGTCGGTCCCGCCCGTCAGGTTGAAGGACGCGACCGCGGTGTCCGACTCGTCCGTGTTGTTCGCGTCGCAGAGCTGGGCCGCGGCCTTGGCGATGAGCGTCGTGCCGGTCGAGTTGTAGATCGCGACCGCGCATTCGTGGGTGGCCGAGCCGGTGGCGACGCGCCAGCCGACCTGCGTGGCCCCGGTCTTCGTACACTGCTGGCGCATCCGGTAGCAGCGGAGCTGCCCCGCCGTCCCGCCCGTCGAGACGTTCGCGGGCGTCCCCGAGGGGGGCGCGAACGCGCTCGGGATCCAGGTGGTCGTCGGGCAGGTGAGCGGCCCGGTCGCGATCGACGCCGTGCCGGTCGCCTCGAACACGCCCGCGTTGTTGAGCCGCACGCAGTTGGTCGTCCCGCCCACACAGGCTTCGAAGGGCTTCATGCTGCTCCCCGAAGCCGTGCGCGCGGCCACGAGGGCCCCCGTGCCCGTGTTCGAGTTGTGATCGGTGAAGGTGAACTTGTCGGTCGTCCCGGTGCTCCCCGAGCCGGTCGTGTTCCACGCCCAGGTGCCCCCCGCGGCCGTGAGCCGGAACTCGCTTCCCGAGCCGTCGGTCAGGACGAGGGCGCCGTTCGAGGCTGTGAGATCGTTCCAGCGGGGGCTGATCTTCCCCGTCCCGCTCGGGAAGAGGGAGGCCGCGGTGTTCATCTCGACGCAATTGGCCGTCCCCCGGGCGCAGAAGCGGACCGGGACGGCGTTGCTCGCGCTCTGCGTCGCCGCGAGGAAGAGGGGGCCGGTCCCCGTGTTGCTCGGGCTGTCGTTCACGACGAACATCTGCGAGGTCTCGGTCGCGGAGCCGAAGAGGAACTCGACGATCTGGTTCCCGACCGTGAAAGTCTTGCTCGCGGTCGGGTTCGTCACGTCGTTGAGCCGCGGGGCGATCTGCCCCGTCCCGATGGGGGAGAGGACGCCGGCCGTGGACATCTGGACGCCGTTCGCCGTCCCCTGCGCCGTCACTCGGAGGGGAGGCGCCGTCGAGGTGCCGACCGTGTTGATGCTGACCAAGGGGCCTGTGTTCGTGTTCCCGGTCGCGTCCACGATCGACACCTGCGTGACGTTCGGGGTCGTCGTGAGGGCCCCGAGGCTCAGCTGGAAGCTCGTCGCGGCGTTGATGTCCCCGAACGTGAACCCGAGCGTCCGGGTCGTCATGGCGAAGCTCTTGTTGGCCGTCGGGTCCAGGATCTGATCGAGACGCGGGGTCGAGCCGCCGGGGGCTCCCGCATCGACCAGGTTCCCGGTCGCGTCCCAGCGGGCGTAGTTGCCGTCGACGACCGTGCCCGAGACGGTCGCGACCTTGCTCGCGGTCCCCGAGGTGTCGGTGATCGCCTGGTTGTCGATCAGGAGGGAGTTCCCGACCGAGGCGGTGTTGAAGACTTTGTTGGTGAGCACGTCGGTCGAGCTGTCGGTCAGGACGGGCGCGCCGGCGCCCCCGTTCACGATGAGGTAGCGCCGGCCGCTGAAGCTGTACTGCCGGGTGATCCCCGCGCTGGTCGGGGCGGCGGCGTGGGTCGCGTTGTCGGTGAAATCCTCGTAGCAGTCGCTCGACGCCGCCACGCAGTCCGCCCGCACCCGTCCGGTCGCCCCGCTCTGCCCCACCCGGAGGATCCGGGTCGTGCCGTCGAAGGTGAGGTTCGGGTCACCCTCCTGGGTCGTCGCGCTCGTCCACACCCCGAGCCGGTCGTTGGCGGGCGTGCCCGAGATCAGGACCGGCTGGAAGCAGGACTGTGCCGTCCCGGCCGCGTTCACCCCGACGGTCGCCTGGTTCGTCGGGCAGTCGCCGGGATCGGAGGCCAGAGCGGCCGCGGTGCTCGCGGCGACCACTCCTGCTCCTGAGGTGTTGAGGGTGCAGCCGGTCCCACAGGTCATGGTGGCCGACGTGTTCGTCCCCGACGTGATGGCGGAGAACGCCGAGGAGCCTCCTCCGGCCCCGCCCCCGCAGTTCCAGACGCCGTTCTCGCGTCGCGCGAGGGCGCCGGTCCCGGACCCGGTGCAGGGGTTTCCCGCGGTGCAATCCGTGCAGTAGCGGAGCGCCCCGTTGCGGGCGGTGGCGGAGAGCCGCGCGAAGGTCACGTTTCCCGGCCGCACCCCGCCCGCGAAGTGGACGAGATCAGAGGAGGGATACGCGGTCTCCGCGCGGAGCGGAGTGGCGATCAGGAGAAGCAGGAGAAGGAGGCGCGCATGCATCACCGCTCCTTGACGCGCGCGTAGACGCTCACCCGGTCCACCGTGCCGGCGCTGTATCCCGTGACGCTCGCCTTGACCCACGTGAACCGCCCCAGGTGCTGCTGCGGCTCGGTGTTCACGAGGTCCGCGTTCAGGACCGTGCCCGCCTCGTTGTCTGCGGGCTTGCTCACGCTGTTCGAGACGTGGAGCTTGATCGTCCCGCTGAAGCTCGTCGTCTCGACGCTTACCGTCCAGGGGGAGGCGTCGAGCCGGCTCCACACCCCATCGGTGTTGGCCGTGACGTTGGTCAGGAGATCGCCCTCCACGACCAGATAGCCGGCGCGGTAGAACGGCAGGAGCGCCATCAGGAGCTACCCGAGCGCCTGGGCGGCGGTGTGCTGCGCCTGGCGGAGCTGGCTGCGGATGGCCTCGAGGGTGGTCGTCGCCCGGGCGATCTCGGCCTTGAGGGCGCGGAGCTGATCGCCCGCCTCGCGGACGCGCGCCTCGGCCGCCGCCGCCGCCGCTTCGATCTCCTCCCGCTTCATGGTCGCCTTCCGAGCGGCTTCGTCCGCGGCGGCGGCCTGCGCCATCCGAAGCTCGTCGCCGACCGCGCGCTGGCGGGCCACCTCGACCTGCGCCCGCTCGCGGGCCTGGACGATCTCCTGCTCGACCACCGCGAGATCGACCTTCGCCTTGGAGTAGAGCTCGGCGAGCCGCTTCACCTCCGTCTGGAGGGTGCCGCGCTGCTGGTGCTCGGCCTGGATCGCGTCGCCGATCTCCTTGAGGTGCAGCAGGGCGGCCATGGTCCGCTGAAGGGTGCCGATCTCCTTCAGGGCTTCCGCGAGCGTCATCGGCTCCCGCTCCCGGACGGCACGGCGTGGGAGTAGATCGCGACCGTCAGGTTGGTCGTGCCATCGCCCCCGGAGAGGTTCGGGCGGATGTGGGGCACGGAGGTCTCACAGTGCCCCGAGCCCGCCGCGGTGAAGGTGAGTGCCGCGCCCGCGTTGTCGTCGAGCGTCACCCAATTCGTGCCGTTGTCGCTGCCCTCGATGGCGAGGCTCGGGCTGCCGCCTCCTGGGGTCCCGCGAACGAGCACGGTGCGGTAGGGGTGGCTCGCGCAGCGCAGCGGCGACCCGTCCCGGTCCGTGGTCGTGATCGCGGTCCAGATGGCCTCGACGACCCCCGCCGCGATGAACTTCTCGGTGTGGGGGCGCGTCGCCACGCGCTACGCCTCGAGCGATACGGTCTCGGGACGCCGCTTCGGGGGCCGGCCGCGGCGGCGGGCCGCGGGAGGAGCAGTCGGCTCCGGCTCGTCCGGCTGCGGGCCCGGCCGCTCGGCGCGCGCGATCGGCTGCAGGCCCGCCCGCCGGAGGTGCGCAAGCAGGTGGGACTCCCAGAACGCCGAGCCGACCGCGTTGTCGGTCTCCGGGCAGTAGGGGCAGAACTTGAGGACCTGCTCAGGCGTCTCCCCGGCCAGCCGCAGGGGATCACGCAGGAGCGTCTCGTGGATGTAGTCCGGCACCTCGGTCGGCGGGATCTCCCGGCCGGTCGAGCTGAAGAAATGGACTCCATCCTCGTGCTTCTGCGCGATGATTGGCCCGTGCGGCTCCCCGGGGTTCTTCGCCGCGCCCGCGGGCGGGGGATAGTCCCGCTCCCACTCCCCGATCCGGAACTCCCGGGTCGGGTTCACGCGGTCCATGATCGCCTGCCGCGTGCCGCGATCGACGTGGTACTCGTGGGGCTTTCGGAGCAGCGCCGGCATCACCAGCCCTCGGCCTCCACCTCCAGGTCCTGCGCGGCAGGAGCGTAGGAGGTCGGCAGCTCGTGCTCCCGCTCGTCCGTGCTCGCCGCGGTGGCGTCGATGGCCGCCCCGAAGAGCTTCGGCGCGCTCGTGCTCCCGTTCCAGCGCCAGTGGACATTCTCGTCGCCCGCCGCGACGACCTGGCCGACGACGACCAAGCTGTTCACGACGTTCGGGCAGCCAAGGCTGGCGGCCGTGAGCGGAACGCCCCCCGCGGGATAGGTGAGCGAGGCGTTCCCGAACTGCACCCGGGTCCGCATCCGCCGAAAGCCCCCGATCCGTCGGTGGCCGTCCTGCGGGTTGGACCGCTGCGTGTAGGTCACATCCGTCGCCGCGATCGCCGGCATGGATCAGCCCTCAGTCGGAGGCCACGTCGGCCGCGTCGGCGCCGCTCGTCCCCTCGTAGTAGCCCCTCAGGTAGAAGATGCCCGCGCCCGCGCCGGGAGCAGTCGTACACTCCATGACCACTGCCTCGCCGCGGAGGATCCGGGCGTTCATGTACCGGCGGAGCACCTTCCCGGCCTCCACATCGGTCGCCTTCGTCAGGTTCGGGGCGAAGTCGCCGTCGCCACGCGACCCCGCGGTGTTGATCTTGTCGAACTTCACGACGATGGCAGTCGGCGTGTTGTCCATGGCCGTCGTCACGTAGATGCCCGCCTCGACAACCACGAAGCCCTCGGCGCAGGGCACGGCCACCTTGTCGCCCGTCGTGATGCTGGCGGGCACCCCGCTCGTGAACACTACGGTTGCGTCACGCGGCATGGCTCACTCCTCAGTCGGTGCTCGTCACGTGGACGATGCGCGCCTCGCCCTGGGACCCCGTGTCCCAGATGATCCCGAACTTGAGCACGCCGTACCACGCGACCCCGCGCTGGCGGCCGTAGTCCTGCGGGATCGCGGCGCGCAGCTGCGGCGTGATCGCCTCGGCGAGCGCCACGGCGTCCTGGCCGAAGACGACCCCCTCCCCGAGGAGGTCCGTGGACCCCGTGCCGGTCAGCTTCCGGAGCGCGTTGTTGTGGTTCGTCTGGATGAACCGGATGGCCTCGATCCGGCCCACCTCGCCCGTCGCCTTCGCCTCCGGGGTCACGTACTTGTGCCACTCGTCCCAGAGCGGGTCGCGCTTGATGCCCCGGAGCCCGAGAGTCCGGAAGATGGCAACGTAGTCGTCCCCGGCGTACTTGGGACAGTTGAGGGTGTCCCACATGTAGTCGGAGATCTCCTCGATGTGCCAGATGTTGACGTTCGCCGCGGCGTCCGCGGTCGTGCCGTTCGTGTTGATCGTCCGTGCCGTGACGCCCGTCGGGATGTACTTGACCTGAGCCGCCCGAAACGCGACCGCGGCGGCCGTGTCGAGCGTGAGCGTCATCTGGCTCTTGAGCTTCATCTGGATCGGGTTCTCCAAGTCGTACTCGGAGAGATCCAGCGAGAGGCTCGTGTACTCGCAGCCCCGCCCGTACTCGGAGACCGTGATGGTGACGTTCGAGAGGGAGAAGGTGTCGATCGGGATGCGCGTCTGCTCGTTCAGGGTCGCGTCGCCGGGCTCGGTGATGTTCTGGACCCGGATGAGCTGCACCGACTCGCCACGGTTCTTCCCGAAGCCGTCGACCGGCTTGGCGAAGGGCACGAAGTGCGCGTCCTCGACCGACGCCATGTAGAGGCGACGGCTCATGGCGTGGGACGTGTATGCGCCCGATTCCTTGTCGAAAGTCCAAGTGTACGCCATCTACCGTCTCCTCAGCTCCCGCGCTCCGCGCGCGGGGCTCTCGCGGCCTTCGCGAAGCGCTCGTGGAAGCTCCGGATGGCCGCCCCGAGGCTCGCCTTCCGTGCCGCCTCCTCCTCGATCTCCTCGGCGCTCTTCCGTGCGACACGGCCGCGCGCCCCGGAGACCTCGAGGACCGGCGGACGCTCGGACTGCCGCCCCCGCTCGGACAGCTCCGCGAGCCGCTGGCGGGTGAGCTTCGCGAGCTCTTCGATGCCCTCCTCCTCGTACATGTTGAGGAGTTTCGGGGCGTGGCGGGTCCACTGCGCGTGGACCACGTCGTCGGCGTCCTCGAGATCCGGGTTGCGGGTAAAGAACTCGGTCAGGAAGTCCCGCCACGCCTGGTCCTTCTGCACCGCCTTCGCGCGCTGCTGCTCCTCCTGGATCCGCCGCTGCTCGGCCTCCGTCACCCGCCGGGCGGTCAGCCAGTCGACGTAGGCGATCTGCTCCCGGTGGTAGCGCTCGGGGTCGTAGCTCGGCGAGGCGGCGTTCAGGAGCGAGGGGTCGGGCGGGGTCGGATCCTTCGGCGTCTCCCCTCGGGGCTTCAGACGCTCGATCTCGGCCCGCAGCTCAGCCTGGGTCCGCTCGTACTCCTGGAGCTTCCCGCCGACCTGGCCGAAGGCCCGGCTGTACTCGGTCTGGATCGCCTTCGCGACCTCCGTGGGCAGCTCGAACTCCGCGCCGCCGATCCGCACGCGAGCCGTCGCCGCGCCGGGAGCAGCGCCACTCCCGGCGGGCGGCGGGTGCGGGACCGATGGAGGCGGGGCCGCAGCCCCGGACGCCCGGCTCCCGTCGCCTTCAGGACCGCCAGAGACAGCGTTTGATTCCGCCATCGTCACGCGTCTACAGTAGAACTGTGTTCTGCGTCAAGAGCGACGCGCGTCTCGACCGCCTCGGCGGCGGCGATGGCGTCGGCGAACCGGGCCCGGACATCCAGGATGGTCGCGAGCTGCCCGATGGCCGTGTACGCCTCCTCCGCGGTCAATCGCCGGGCCTTGAAGCGGCTCACGGCCTCCTGCAGCACCTCGCCGAACTGCTGGTCCAGGTGGGGCTGGACGGCCTGGTAGCCGAGGCTCGCCATCGCCCCGGCCTTGATGGTCTGGAGGTCGGACTCCGAGAGAAAGCTCAGGAGATCCGCGCTCACCGGGCAAGATGCACGGCGTCCCGCTCCTCGGCGAGCTCCGCGCGCTCCTCCTCCAGGGTCGAGAGCGGCGCCACATTCACGAGGAGGTGGCCCTTCTCCGAGATGGCCTTCACCTCCCGGCCGAGGCGGACCAAGGTCCGCAGGCCCCCTTGGACCGCGCAGAAGGCGAACCGACCCCAGTGGGGGACGCTATTCTGGTTCAGCTCCTCGGAGTGCTTCTCGAACCACGCGAGCCGCCGCTCGGCGTCGTCCCACGCGGGCGTCACGGCCTCTTCCAAGGTGTGCGCGCCGGTCCACGCCTTGCGCTGGCGGACGGCGCGCGCCATCACGAGCACGCCCTGGTGAAACGTGATGATGGCGGCGAAGAGGAAATCGACCCACGGCTCGCGGCGGTCGATGGTCGGATACCACTCCTCGAGAAACCGGATCCAGTCCGCCGCCTTGACGAGCGAGGAGCCCGTGACCCGGAGGCGGGAGATCGGCCGGCCGTGGAGATCGACCGGCGTGCGGGCGACGGTGATGATCCGGTCATCCCAGAGGCTCACACCCCGAAGCGCTCCCGCAGCCGCTGCGCGCGACCCTCGAGGCGCTCGACCCGCCGCGCGGCCACCTGCGCCTGCCGCGCCCGCCGCTCGCTCCGCCGGGACTCCGGGCTCGCCTTCGCGGTCGCGATGGTCTCGCGGCGCTGCGCGCGGGCCGCGCTGGCGGCGGCCTGCACGGTCGCCCGGGTCGCCCGGTATCCTTCCGGGGCCGCGGCGCGCGCCGCCTGCTTCGCCTCCCGGACCGCTCCGCGGGTCTCGCGTCGGGCCGTCTTCACGGGATGCTCACGGGCGTACGCGGCCTTCCGCTCCTCCCGCTGCTCCTTCTTCTCCATCCGCAGGCCCCGGCGCGCGGCCCGCAGGTTCGCCCGGGCCTCGGCTACCGTGTTGTGGCCCTCCTTCAGGAAGCCGGAGACGCGACCCATGCAGCCGCGGAGGTAGCCGTATCCGTCCTTCGCCATGGTCAGATCCTTCGCCTCCGCTTCGGCGGCGGCATGCTCTCGATCATCGGCATGCGGGAGCGGAACCCCGGCCGATGGATCTCGCGAATGCTCGGCTCGCGCCACTGGCTCGGCACGTCCTGCGGCGGGGGCGTCACGTCGCGATCCGCGCGCGGGCGGAGATGCCCGGAGACGTAGTGGCCGAGGTAGCTGAACGGCACGGCGATTCGGCCGTAGCCCTGCGCCGGGGGCCGGCCCCGCATCGCGGACCCGTGCGCGTAGTCGTTCGTCTTCTCTTTCTTCGACACGCGGGCCGGAAGGGAGCGCCGGGGTGTGGTCGCGAAGTCTTCGAGCTGGCTTGCGCTCATGCTGGTGCGCGTCTTCTGGCCGGCGCGCGCCCGACGGAGATCGGCGCCCATGAGGCGCTGCTGGGCTTGTGACCTAGCGGGCACGGCGGGCCTCGGGCGGGACGGCGATGCCGCGGCCGGGCTGGGCGGTCACGCCACCCAAGAGGAAGGGACGGAGGGCACCGGAGCGGAGGATGAGGGCGCGGGCGAAGTTGCCGGTGGGGACGAGCGCCGGCGTCCGCCTCGGTGCCCGACGGCCGCGGGTCGGCTGCGGCGCGACACGGGGCGCATACGTCGGCGCCGCAGGAGTCGCCGCCGGGGCGGTCGGGAACATCCGGTCGATCTCCTGCAGGACGGCGACCCGATTGTCCGTCACAAACCGTGTTTTACATCAGGAGGCGGCGGGCTCGCAAGAGATGAGACATCGTGCTATCGGAGGTGGGGCGCGGTGCCCGCTGGGGTAGGTGGGCGGTGGGGTCTCCCGAGTGGAGGCGCGGGGCCGCGCCCCTAGAGCTGTGGCCCCCGCTCCCCGGTCGGGTTCGGCTCGGCGAATCCGCCTTCGGTGTCGGACGGCGGCCCCTCCGCAGAAGGCGGCGACCCGCCTCCACCCATCGCCCCGGCCAGCATCTCGGGCGGGATGTCCAGGGGCTCGCCCGGGCGGTACTCGATTTTTGTCGGGTCGAGGTTGACCGACCGCACCAGCTCTTCCAGCGTCCGCCCCGTCGAGAAGCGCTGGTTCCACGCGAGCATCAGGCCCGGCGAGACGGCGATCGTGTTGAGGATGGTCGAGAGCTTTCGAAAGTCCTGGATCCGGGAGAGGAGGTTTCGGAGCCCGCGGACCTTGATGACGACCCCGTTGCAGAAGGCGTAGAAGCGCTCTTCGGGAGTGAGCGCCGTCAAGAGCGCCGTCCGCTCGGGGCCGAGGATCTGGAGCAGCTCGGGCGCCGAGAAGTCGTCGAGATACTGCCAGAGCGTCAGCCAGGCGAGGTGGAGGATGGTCTCCAGATGCGCCTCGATCTTGGTCGCAATCGACTCGAAGAGGTTGTCAGACGCCTCTTGGGCCTCGACCACCTCGGTCGCCTTCACCTGCCGCGGGGGCAGCATGCCGAGCCGCAGGGACGGAGCCGCGAGCCCCACCTCGCGGGCGAGCCCGAGCCGCTTCGCGACCTCCATCGCGTAGGTCGGGAGGACCGCCGTGTCGTCCACGCGCTCGTAGAACTTCGCCTGGAGCGGCACGCCCTGCTTCAAGACGCCGATGAACCCCTGCGGAATGCCCTTCCCGATGGAGCCGGGGTCCAGGAGGTAATCCCGCCGCACCTGGGCGACGCCCCACACGGACTTCCCGGCGCCGTCGACCATGAGGGAGGTCAGCTCGTTCTCCGCCTCGGCCGGCCCGACCGCGTTGTCCATGAGGGCGCGATGGACGGCGGCCTTCGGCGTTTTCAGGAGCACGATGCGGACGATCGGCCGACGCTGATGCCAGAAGGGCACGTCCACCGCTTCGCGCAGGAGCTGATCCCGCGACACGCTTGCCAGGATGTTCGGGGCGTAGACCTCGCCGCTGTGGGGATCGACCGCATCGCCCCAGAACTCCCGGACCCGCACCTCGCCGGGGTCGAGCCCGAAGGTGATGGCTTCCGTGCCCGCGCGGCGCGCCTTGTCGCGATTCGACTCGTCCTGGTGCTGGCGCGAGACCATCTCGACCCCCGCAGGGTCGTAGGACGGATTCGCGCGGAGATCCGAGATGGCGCGCGTCACCTCGTGGATGTGAAACCGATTCAGGTCCGAGGGGTCGGGGAAGGAATCCTCGAACGGGATCACTTCGAGGCCGAGCTGGAAGGTCTTCACGCGCGCCGCACGAATGCGCTGGCGCTGCCGCTCGTAGATGGGGACGCCGTGGCCGGTGCCGTTCCCGTTCCCGCCCGCGTTGAGCGGCTCGGCGGCGACCCCGATGGTGGCGGTCTCGGGAGGCTTGTCGTCCCGCCCGAGGAGGTAGGCGATCCGCTCGGTGTCGACCCCGTAAACCTTGACCGATACCTCGCTCTCGATGATCGCCAGGAGGATCATGTCGGCGAGCGTCTGCGGGAACTGCTCGGCGGTCTCGATCTCCCCGCCCGGCTTGTAGAGCCGATCGAGCCGGTCCTGGAGGAGGAGGCGGAGAGAGTCGGCGTCGAACACCGAGAGGCCGCCCGGGATCTCCAGCGAGAACCAGTTCGTGAAGGTGACGAGGTGATTGTGAATGGTTGCCCCGACCTGGTGGATCGCCATGTGGAGATCGGGGAGGACGATGCGCGCCTGGCCTGGCTGCTTGTGGGACCAGTCCTGCTTGCCGAGGAAGAAGTCCCAGTTGCGACGGTTCTTCTGCATGCGCGGCCAGCGGACGCGGAAGGACCGGTCGTAGCTCGCGTTGATGCACTGGACGAGCTTGCGGTCCGCCTCGCCCGGGGCGGTGATGATGTCCGGGGCGCCCGTGATCTCGCCCGGTGCTAGACCCATGGGCCTCCCACGATGAGCGGGCGCTCCGTCTCCTCCCCGAAGCGGTAGCCGGGGGTCGGGATCCGCGACCCCGCCATGCCGTAGCCCGCGGCGACGGCCCCCGCTCGGAGGGGATCCGCGTCCACGAAGGCCGCCACCGGCTCGCGCGCCGCGAGGCAGTAGCCGATCGCGTCCGTCCAGTGCGTCCGGCGGTAGTACGGATCGGCCTTGTTCCGGACCTTCATGATGCCGCCGTCACGGGAGCGCTGCACGGTCTCGAAGTCCTCGATGACCTCTTGGCAGTGCGGGGCGACCTCCAGGCGGACCTCGCCCCCCGGGCCGCGGAGCATGCAGTTGACGGCGTTGATCCGCTGGCCGACCGTGGGATTCACGGTGGGGACGCAGAGCGTGAGCGGATACGGCAGACCGCGCAGCGCGCCCAGCAGCACGTCGTAGTCGGAGCCGCCGGTCTGAACGTGGCGGTGCGTCGCCATCTCGTCCCCGTACATGAGGAGCTCGGCGCCGTGGTTGGGGAAGCGGCGCATGAACTCGCGCGCGACATCCTGGAGCGAGCCCGTCTCGATGGTGATCTCGTCGAGCACGCGGTAGAGCCGGCCGTGCTGCTGCATGATGACGGCGACGACGGGCGAGACGTTTGAATCGTGGCAGTAGAGCAGAGGGAGACGGTACTCGACCTTGCGGCTAAGATGGGGGTTCACGTGGATCCGGGCGTCGAAGGGCGGATAGGCGCGGGAGCCGACGATCTGGGGCAGCCACTCGCCGTCAAGTCGGATGGCACGGTCGACAGAGCCCGGCGGGTAGGTCGTCTCGAGACGCTGGATCTCGCTCTGGTCGAGGTGCGGGTTGTCGTAGATCGACCCGCCGAGAAGGAGGAGCTTGCCGTCCCACGACGGCGGGGGCTGCTCCCGCGTGCCTCCAGCCTGGAGCCACGGCTTGATCTTGTCCGTGTAGAGCCACGAGATGCCTCCGGTCACGCCGTCGGGCGGGAGGAGCGTCGCCACCCCTCGGACGAGGAGCTTCCGCCCCGCCTCGATCCGGATGACGGCCGCATTGTAGATGGCCTTCGGCGGCGCCTCGTCGAACGCTATCACGTCCCGCCCGAAGCCCTCGAAGGTCCGCGGCCCCTGGTCCGAGGAGCGGAAGAAGGCAAGGGAGCCGTTTCGGAGCTTCAGAAGCCCCTCGTTCTTGTTCCAGTCGGCCACTTCGTAGGCCGGGATGAAGGGCGCGTGGCTCTGCCCGGGCGGGATCGTCCCGTTGTCGAAGATCTTCGGCTGCATGATGTTGCGCGACATGTCGAAGGTCGGGGAGATGACGCTCACGGAGACGGCGCGGTCGTAGACGGCGTTCCCGACCCCGAAGTATGCCGGCTTCGGGTCGAGGCTCCCGGTGCGAAGGGTGGATGCCACGCAGGCCGCGAGGGGATCGGACTTCCCGTAGCGGTTGGCGGCGAGGATCCACGCCTCTTCACCCTGAAACTCGAGAAACCGTCGCTGGGCGCCGAACGGCTCCCACTGGTAGAGCGGATCTCCCGCCTGCCGCTCGACGAGGAGCGTCGCGGCCTCGGCCGCGCTACGAAGCTGGGGATCCATCGGAGACGACCGCGGGCGGCTCGAGAAGCCGCGTGAGCCCGCGGGCCTTCACCACGTCGACGATGACGCGCACGAGCTCGGCGTCGCTCATGCGTCCGAGATCCGGTCGGGAGTCCGGCCCGCCGCAGAGGAAGGAGCGGAGCCGGGCGGCGCGGTCGACCGCGTTCACGAGGTTCGCGATCGTGGCCGAGAGCTTCCCGAGAAGCGTGACCAGCTCGCGGGTCGTGTCGCCAACCTCGGCGCCGTCCATCTCGGCCGCATGCAGCCGCTCGCCCAGGCGACCCGCGAAGTCCGACACCAGGGGCTCGAGCTTCTCCCACAGGCCCAGGGCCTTCCCGAGGGCCTCGACCCCTCTGGTCGTGTGCTGGTCGAGGCTCGGGACCTCCGCCGGGAAGGCGGCGAGGGCCGCCTGCGCCGTCCGCACCAGGTCCGCCCTCCGCCGTGGCACGGGGAGAGCACTAGCAGGAAGTGAGACGGCGTTCTAGATCACGCCCAGCCGCTCAGCCAGTAGAGGACGACGTAGACGAGGAAGATGCCGCCCGCCAGGAGAGCGGTGCAGCCGAGGTCTGCAACAGTCGTCCGGCGCATCCCCTAGTCTGGGCACACGGCCCGGGCGGCGAGCACGGCGTCTTCGAGCGTCATCCCCTGGTAGGCGAGGGCGAGAAAGAAGCCGAGCGCCAGACCGAGGAGGAGGACGAGAATCGATCTCATGTTGCGATCCATCATCACCGGACCCTGACCGGACACCGGCAGGTCGGATGATGCGCCGGCCGCGCCCCAGCCGCCACCCCCTCTCCCGCGCGATGCCGCGCCCGCCCCGCCCGCTGCCGGGCCTCCCGAACCTCCCTCCGCTTCCAGCGCTCATACTCCCCCCACCACCCCTTCTCCTTGATGTACCGCTCCGCCAACCTCATGCGCCGCAGCACCTAGCACACGCTCCCTGCTAGCACCAGGCTTGTGCTCCGAGCACGGGGCGGGCTTGCTGTCCTACGCGAGGAGGAGAAGGTTCCAGGTTTCGAGAGGGCGGGTGGCACACACTATCCGGACCGCCGGGGGTGTGCCGGGGGGTGTCAGTCCTACCGGCGATTAGACTGAATCGTTGCAATGTCGCGGGGTTACGCGCGGAGGGAGGCGAGCGCGTGCTCGGAGCAGCCCGTTTCCCAGGAAACAACCGTTGTTTGAGAGCGCGGAAGTTGGTAGGACGCTCGCATGTATATGCGCGAGAATGCTGGGGAACTTACCCGCACCCGTCTCTTGCGAGAGTCCGAGCTCGCAGAGCGACGCTATCGCCAGGCGCTACTGGACTGGCTGCGTCGCACGCTTCCGGCTGGGGAGGATCGGTGCGTCGTCGGGATGGAGGGGATTGCGAGGTACTTGGGGGCGATGGGGGTACGGACAGCGCGGCGGGAGACGCCTGCGGTGCGGACGGTGTACCTGTGGCGGGCGCGGTATGGCTTGCCCGTCTTCCCGGGCTCCCGGTTTCGGCCGCCGTTTTCGACGGCTCTCTGTCTGACGGCGTGGGTGATGAGCTGCACACGGGGCTTGCAGGGGAGGAGGATCGTGAGCAGTGTCACGCCGATCGGGCCGACGCCCGCGCCCGTGTCGCGACGGCGCTTGCGGTGGTGGACGACACGCTCGCGGTCCAGCCAGGAGCAGAGCGCGGTCAGTCCGCCCAGCCCGCCGCCCGCCCCACGCTCCTGGGAATGACGCACGCTCGTGCCCTTCGCCCCTTCTTCTCCCGTCCCGCTCCCGTCTTTTTTCTCTCTGAATCACGTCTTTCCCTGGTTGACACAGCGAACGCGTTGGCTATACTCCCCTCGTCAGCATGGATCCGACCATGACGATGGCCTCGATTGCGCGAGCCCGACGGATCGAGGCGACCCACATCGGGCACGGAGGACGACATGGAGTCATCTACTATGCGTCGTGGAGGTGACGCATGAGGAACGAACAAGCCGACGCCGTGACCATGGCCGCCGAGACGGTACTCCAAGGCCGGTCTGCCGGTCCGTGGAGCTACCGCCTGACTACGAAGCCCGGAAGCCCGCTCAAAGGCTACGTCGTCGAGTCGGCCGAATCGCTCGATTCGGGAGGCCCCAAGACGGTGATTGCGGAGGCGTTTCCGCAGCCCTACCCGGTTGCTGTCAACGAGGCGAACGCTCGGTTGCTTGCCGCTGCGCCCGACCTGCTTGTGGCGCTCAAGGCGCTGCTCTTTGCTCACGACGAGCATGCCCACGGGCGCGGCGTGCCGGGGCACACCCACGACATCAAGCGGGCGCGAGCGGCCGTCGCGAAGGCGGAGGGACGATGGGCATGCACAAGGCCGTAGTTTACGAAGCCGAGTATCGCTTGCTCCGCGAAATCGCGCTCTACGCGCACAACTTCCTCGTTGCGTCGGATCGCAGAGCTGGCGCTTGGCATCCACCGTCGGAACCGTGTCGGTGAGCGGATGGGTTCGTGGGAGCGCGAAGAGTTGGCGGCGGCGCTACGCGACGCTGAGTTGCTGCCGGAGAAGAAGAATGCATGACCTGCGCCGAGGACGGCACGCGGCGAGAAATTCGGGATGGGGACGATGGCCTCGATTGCGCGAGCCCGACGGATCGAGGCGACCCACATCGGGCACGGAGGACGACATGGCGACGATCACGTGGACCAAGGGCAAGCAGGGGGACTGGCTGATACGCGGCCCGCTCGGACTCAGCGGCACCGTGACCGTCAGCAAGCGGGATGGCAGCACGAGCACGGCGACCATCGCGAAGTGTATCTGGCAGGGCGGCGACGTGGCCCTCTACGCGGTCGCCCCGCGCGGCAAGGTGTGGGACCCCGACCGCTTCAACGGCTACGGGGCACCGCGCGGTCGGTTCCTGCGTGAGTGCCGCACGGGCGGGAACTGCTCCTCGTTCGGCTCCGGTCGCTCCTGCGGGGCGCCCGACTGTGACGGGTACTGAGTCATGACGACGACCCCACTCCACCCACTCAACCCGCTCCTGCACGCCGAATATGTCGCCGCGCTCACTCCTGTCGCTGGCGAGCGTGACCCGCTGCCACCCCACCTTCGCGCCACGGTCGCTGCCCTCGTCGCTCGGCGCAACGTCGCGCCCGAGGCCGAGCTGGATGCGATCGACCGGGAGATCGTGGATGCGATGTACTGGTATGCGCTGCGCCCGGACGACATCGCGCGCCGAACGCTCGACCACCATGGCTGGTCGCGGCGCCATCCGCTCATGCTTGAGCAGGCCACGGTGATTCTCGCGGCGATCGGCGAAGCCGGCTACCCGATCACGGGCAACGGTGCGCCCGACTACGACGATTCGATCCAACACTCCGGGCGCTGGCAAGAGTGGCACCCGCCCGTGCGCGGCCCCGAGCGCGATCGCGTGCTCTGGGCCGCAGCACGGTATTGGGCAGAGGCGGCGAGCCGCCATCTCACGTATGTGTCGCTCGGCGACTGTCGGGGGTTCCTGCCGCGCCCCGTGCAGTACGACCAGCCAGCGGGCATGCATCCCCAGCAACAGGCTGCGCTGACACTCGGCCCTGCACGTGATCGCGGCGACGAGTGTGGCAGCCACGACTACATGCGCCGTCATACGCGGCTGCTCCTGCTTATACGTGGGTCGCGAGACTAGAACCCGGGACTGGCGCGCCGTCGTGCGGGAAGTGATCGACCTCCTCGCGGCGACGCGCCACACTTTTCGGTCGCGGCAGGTGCAGTACGCGCGCGAGCTACTCCTTGAGTTGCTGCGCGAGGACGAAAAGGAGTCAACGGAAGACCACGATGGTGGCTCGAAGGGAGAGTGATGCCGGACCCCCACTGCCCCCTCCACCCCCACGCGCGCCTCACCTGTCTCTCCTGCCTCACCGCCAAGGCTGGGCACGTGCGGTCGGCGGCCAAAACCGAGGCAGCACGAGCGAACGCGAAGAAACCCCGGAAGCGGAAGGCCACGCCGTCGCCTCCCGCACCCTGAGCCCGCTCTGCGCCTTGAGCAGCCGGGCCTTCAGCTTGAAAGAGGTCGCACGCACACTACATGGGCTACGCAGATGCCGCCCCTGACGCCCTCGCACTAGCCGAGAAGGGAGAGTGACCCCCATGAACTAAGCTGCATCATCTTCTCCGGATCGCAGTCCGCGAAGACGGCGAAGACGTCTTGGCTGGTCGGTGCCTCTCTCGGCTTTTTCATGGCTCAGCCCTTTGTCCCAATCTTCTACTAGCGTCGCGGAAATTAGTAGTACGAGCGGGCCGCGGCCTTGAGTGCTCCCGCGATGCGGACGGCCAGTAGCTCGTAGCGATCGCGCGCTGATCCAGCACCTCTGTCATCATCCTGCCACGCCTGCACCACCCGACGGGCGACATCTAAAGCATGGTCCGCCGACCGCACCTCCTCCAATGCCTCGGCCACGACTTCCGCGAGGACAGGATCCAGGACTAGATGTGCCGTCCGTTCATCACACCAACATTGCGCGGCACGTTCCCTCGCCCACACAGACACGGCACGCGGCACGCCCTAGACCTCCCGCACGTCCGGCGCCCGCGCCCCGTCCCGCCACCGATGCACGACCTTCCGCACGTTCGCTGGGGCGACGAACGCCCGCAGGCGCGCCAGCTCCGCCGTCCCCGGCCACGCATTGCTCTTCACCTGGCAGCACACGATGTCCGTCGCGGCGATGCCGATCACATCGAAGACGCCGAGCGACGCGCCCGCTTTCATGCAGGCGTAGCCCGCGGCCTCGAGCACGGCGATGGTCCGCCGCTCGTTCCGCGAGCCCTTCGCCTTCGTATTCCGGACCGAGCGGGAGAGTGCGCGCCTGCGGCCGAAGTTTCGGCGCAAGGCAATTGCCTTCATGTACTCGGCCCGAACGGCCCGAACCGCTTGACGATTTCCTGAATGAACTCATCGTCTCGTTCGGCCACCGCCGTGCCGCTGACAATGAGCTCGCCGTGTCTGAACCAGCGCCACCAACGCCAGACGGGCCGCCACATCCTGCGAAACGCCTTCATCGCTGTTCCCTCCCCGTAACTAGCGTGAGGAAGGTCACCAGAGAGAGCAACAGCACCGCGGCGGCTGCCACATCCCCGATGGCAAAAACGCCGAGCGCGCCAGTTAGACCGGCTACCACGACCCACACGACGACACCCGCCGCCATCACGAGCCACCGCCTGAGAAAGCCCTTCATCCCTGTTCCCTCCCCTGTTCCCTCCGCGCGATCTCCCTCGCCAAGTACCACGCCGCCTTCTGCAGGTCCGCTATGGCCTCCCCCTTGCGGTCAGCCCGCAAGATATACTTGACGACGTTCCCCAAGTGGTAGCCGAGCCCGAACTTCTCGATCACCTCGATGCACTGCAAGCCCGCGGCCTGGTAGTGAGGCGGATGGTCGACGACGGGCGGCGCGCCTGCCGGCGGGGCCGGCTTCATCCCCGTTCCCTCCGCTCACGCGCACTGATCTCCGCGGCCTGCTCCCGGAGCTTCGCCCGCTGCGCTGCGATGTCCGCTGGTCCCACCGCCGGCGGCACGGGCTTCCCGACGCTCGCCACAACAGGCGGCGGCGACGGTCTACCCGGCGCCCGGAACGGTGCCGGCCGCTTCTCCGCTGCGCCGTACTTGCCCTCGTGGACCTGCAACGCGTGGTGGTCGTTCGCGATCAGCCAATCAAGCGTCGCCCGCCAGCTCCGCGGGTTCTCGCCTCGGAGAAAGGGCGTCGCCGCCACTCGCCGAAACACCGCCTCCCACCAGGCGGGATCGGGATGCTCCGCGAGGCGGAGTCGGAGCTTTACCCGCCGGGCCGGCGTGATCGTGTCCCACTGCGGCAGCGAGGGGCAGAGCCTCCGGTACAAGGCCGGCAGGCTTTCGAGTGACACACACCCGCCGTCGCTCCGCGACGGCCCCTCCCCCTCCCCTTCCCCACACCCCTTCCCCTGCCCCTCCCTTCCCTTCCTTTCCAGATCTCCTTCCTTTCCTGCGGAGTGCTCGGGAGGACTCGGTGCGGCTCGGGACATGTCCGGAGGACTCGGTGCGGCTCGGGACATTTCCCGAGCCTCGGTATTCTCGGTAGTTGGCGGAGGCGGCGGGATGACGCTCCGCGGCTCATTCATGTGCGGTCGCTGGTGGCGGAGGAAGTTCGGGATCGCGATGTAGCGCTCCCCGTCCACGTGGTAGCGGACGATCAGCAGGTGGCCAGGGTCGGTCAGCTCGGAGAGGAGCTGCTCGATGTTCACGCGGTCGGTCGGGAAGTAGTCCAGCTTGAATTGCCCCGGCTGGTCGCGGAGCCGGCCCTCGCGGTCGGCCGCCGTCCACAAGCCTTGGAAGAGGAGGCGAGCGCCGAAGCTCACGGCGAGCACCTTCTGGTCGCGGAAGAACTCGGGTTTCAAACTCCGAATGCGCGCCAAGGCCATCCCTCCGCTACCGCTGCCCTGAGTGGAACAGCGCCGCCCGCGGCGGCACCGCATGGAGGAGCCGCGCCGGCTTCCTCGCCCTCGGGAGCCGCCGGCGGATGTAGTCGGGATTCAACCCCAACACCGTGCAGATCGACCGGAAGCTGAAGAGGGTGTCGGTGTCGTCCGCGAGCACCCATTGGACCGCTTGGGCGTGGGGGTCCCGCGCGTACAGCTGATCCGCGCCACCCCGGCGCGAGGGCGTGCGCGTGGTGCCCGGCCCGCGTCGGATCGTCCGGATCGCCTCCTCGAGGACGGCCCGCATGAGCTTCCGCTCCGGGCTGTCGCGGATCTGCCGGTCGGGGTAGACGGGCTCGACCTCCCATGGGACGGGGGCGGCCATCGTGCGCCCGATGTCGAAGAAGGTCGGGTGATGGCGTGCCTTCACAAGGGACTCCAGATCTTCCGCTACTCGCCCCAGACGTCTTCGAGGACCGCCAACAAGACTCGGCTCTCAGGCGTGTCCGGCACCACCGTCTCCGGGAATACCGGCTCGGGCGCCCACGGAAGATGAATCCCCGCCATCCCGCCGTCGCGATGGACATGCGCAAGCGTGGCGAAGCGCCGTGAGCGTGAGACCGCCGCCGTCATGCGAACCGCAGCACCTCTTGGCTTAGACGGCGCGCCGCGATCTCACAGTACCGCTCTTCGATGTCGATGCCGATCGCACGCTGGCCGAGCTGCTTCGCCGCAACGAGAATTGTCCCGGTTCCCATGAAGGGGTCCAAGATGGGTCCATGACCCCACCAATGCACGACAAACAAGGCATGCTCTTCGTTCCGAGCCGCAGGATGATCTTGCCGGCGGGTAGGCACAGAAGTCGCGCGCCACATCTCGCCCGCAATGACACGCGCCCCGGGGACGGAAGGGGGCCACGCGCCAAAGGCGTAGACTACATCCCCCGATACGAGACACCGACCATTGTAGCTGGGGACCGCACGCCTCAGGTACTGAAGGCGAAGGAATGGCATCGTCGAAGGCACAGCATAGAGAAAGCGCGGATCCGATTGCACTCCGAGCCAGATCACAAGGCGTTGCATCGAACTCGGGAACTGCCGCACCGCTTCTTCAAAGAGGCCCCACGGATCGACGGCACCAACAAGTTCAGGATGAGCATTCGGCCATACGGGATCGGCAATCACCGTCTCCGCGACCACGGATGGAGCAATCTCCCGGCAGTCGCCGTGGTAGATCGTGATACCCGCATGGTTGTAGTAGGGTGTCATTCTCGGGCGTTTAGGCACGCCATCCGCACCATCATCAAGCCCCGCTCACCCTTTCTGAGCTAGCAGAGAGGACCATGGGTGGAGTCCTCGACAGTCCCAACCGCCGCCGACCTTGGCCAGTCACTTCCGCGCACCGCGCACGTCATCTCGCCGTGCTGCCGCCACCATCCTCGCCTGTGCGCTAGAAACTGCGCTGTTCGCGGGCGTTCCTAGCTAGCTGTCCCACAGTTCACGATTTTCCCGGGATTTTCCCCGAAAACACACGGCCACCCTCCTTGGCATGCCGCCTGCTTGCGCGGGGCCACCCCATGCCCCGCTCTCCTCCCGCCCGGGTTATCCACAGCCTCTGCCCGCTAGTTTCTCCTTGACCTTGGGACCCGGTTCGGACTAACAGGCTGGAGAGACTGTCTCTCTAGCCGCTGACGCGAAAGGGGAGACAGATGACGGTCAGCGCGTACACGGAGCTGTGGTTCCGCCGCCACGGGGCGCGGCTGAAGCCCCGCACCCTCCGGACGTATCAAGACATTTTGCGCCGCCACCTGCCGCCGGCGCTCGCGCAGAAGCCGATTCACGAGGTCACACGCCAGGAGATACGCCGCGCGCTTCTGGACCTCCTGGAGGACGGCTACGCCAGCGGCACGGTGAAGCTCATCCTCGCGGTCTGGCGCACGATCTTTGAGAGTGCTCGTGTCGAGGATGAACTCTGCGTCGTGAACCCCTGCGAAGGGCTCGGCAAGATCGTGCCACAGCGGAAGGGGCCGCGGCGTCAGCATGCGATCCCGCGGGACGCGGTGCCACGTCTCGTCTCAGCGATCCGCATGCGACAACCCCATCTGGCCCCTCTGGTCCTTCTCGGCCTGCGGACCGGCATGCGGCTCGGCGAGCTGCTCGGGCTCCAGTGGGACGACGTGGACCTCGAAGCCGGCACCGTCACCATCCGCCGCGCGGACTGGCGCTATCCGGACCTCCACCCCAAGGGTGGCAAAGAAGCCACGCTCCCGCTCAGCCGCGATGCGATAGTCGAGCTGCAGGCCGCCCGCGATCGCGCGGCACATGGCGTCCCGTGGGTGTTTGCGAACCCCCATTCAGGCCGCCCGTGGCACCAGACGCACGTGTATCGGATGGTCCGAGACGGGCTCGCACGGTGCGGGTTTCAAGGCGCGGTTCACACCTTGCGGCATAGCTTCTTGACGCATCTCGCGGAGGACGGAGTGGATCCGTGGAGCCTGCGCGATCTCGCGCGGCACAGCTCGGTGCGGACGACCGAGGGGTATCTGCATCTGAGCCCGCGGCGGCTCGTCGCCCTGGTGAACCGGCTCGTGAGCTAGGCTGTCCAACGAGATGTTGTCCCGGGCCTTGGCCTTGGCCTTGGCACGCCCGCCGTCGCCGTCGCCGCTGGGAGGCGGAGTCGGCGCCGGGCTTTCGGCCTCACCCACGAGTTCCTCGAAGCTCACGTGGAACCCGCGCGCGGCCGCGAGCCGCATGAGAATGACGGCGTCCCGCCCTCGATAGACCCGCCCGGCCGCGTACCAGCCGTACACGGCGGCTTCGGTCCTGCCCACGTGGTAGGCGACCGCGGTCACGCCGCCAGCCGCCCGCACTACCTGCTTGAGTCGCTCTACGTCCATAGTGGCTGCCTATTTTAGGGCCGGCCTTTTCGGGAGTCAAGCACATTCCCCTCCCCCATTACTGGGGTAGACTTGACCTTTCGAGCGGCGGCATCTATAAGGGCACCGTGGCCAAGGCCTATGCGCCCGACAAATGGACGAGCGCCACGATCCGGTCGATGCGGGAGGAGCGGAATCTCAGCCTCGAAGAGATGGCGCACCAGCTCGGGGTAAGCGTGACGACGCTCTGGAAATGGGAGCACGGCAAACAGCGCCCGACGGGCCTCAGTGTGCGCCGGCTGGACGAGATAGCAAGCAAGGTAGGGACGTGATGACACTGCCACGCCACGCCGCTGCGCTCCGCAGCGCCACGCTTCGCCCCGCGACGCCACAGCGCCACGCTGCGCCACGCTGCGCCACGCGGCACTACGCCACGCGCCACACCGCACCGCATCGTCTCCTACTGCGCCGCAACACAACGCGGCACATCACAGCGCTCCGTCTCGCGACGCTCCGCGCCACCCCGCATCGCCTCGCATCGCACCGCATCGCATGAACGATGATTGGCACATCGGCTTCGACCGCTGGAAGCTCGCCGCCGACCGTGAGGAGGGGCCCACCGGCTGCGTGGAGTGCGGACAGGGATTCGTCGCGCTGTGCAGCCAGTGCCGCCGTTGCGGTTACTGCTGCCCCTGTGAAGGAGAGGAGTGAATGACCGACGCGAAGGTCTACTCGGACTACGTCACCGCCTACGCAGCCTACGTCACCGCCTACGCCGCCTACCTCAACGCCGTCTTCGGGCCGGGCCGCTACGCCGACGCCTACGCCGCCTACGGCACCGCCCTGCTCCGGCTGATGGAGGGATAGAAGTGATGACCCATCTGCCGCCCGCGTGGCAGGCCTACATCGTCTTCACGAACCGCCGCCGGGAGGCGGAGCGGCAGGCGCAGTGGTGGACCACCTTCTGGCTCACCGCCCTCTCCGTCGTGAGCTTCGGCATGGGCTACGTCGTCGGGAGGTGGCAATGAAGGACAAGCCATGAGGGACACCCCGACCCCAAGGCGCTGAAGGAACGGCGGGAAGGGAAGACGGAGGGAGCGTCCCTCACATGAGACAGCGGCGGGAGGGGACGGTATGACATACGTGGACGTGACGACTTCGGAAGCGCTGACCGCCGTCCTGGCGGATCAGGCGAAGGGAACGGGCAGTGTCCCTTGCTTGATAGGTGAAGCATGGAACAGTTGGGACCGCGCGGCCGTGCTGCGGGG